AACCTCAGATTTAGTTAATTATGCAGGCGGTGATTTTAGAACAGCATTATCAAGCATATTATCAACATCTGGTGACGGGATTAATGAGGACTTTATAGGGTTCGCTTTAGAATCATCTAGCGGTATAACTATAACAGTAACAGAAACGTATCAAGATTTTACAGAATCAATATCTACGACAGTTGAAACGAATCTTTCAGCAACAATAACAGAGTCTTATGATGACTTCACAGAGTCTATAAGCGTAACTGTAACACCATCCGTAAATATAACATCAACGATAACAGAGTCATATTCTGACTTTACTGAGTCTATAATCGTCACTGTAACACCGGATGTGAATATAAACGTAACGGTGACAGAATCATATTCCGACTTTACAGAATCTATAAGTGTAACTGCAACCCCAGATGTAAATATAACCGCAACAATAACAGAATCATATGATGATTTTACTGAGTCAGTAAGTGTTATCTTTACAGAAGCGGGTACGTTAGACGCTTTAATAACAGAATCATATCAAGACTTTACAGAAAGCATTAATGTTAATGTGTCTGCTAATGTATCTGTATCAATAACAGAAAGTTACGATGATTTTGCAGAAGATTCAACAGTAATAATAAGTAAAGATGTTATTTTAGCGGTAACTGAAAGTTATGCGGATTTCTCTGAAAGTATAAGTGTAAGCTTGCCAATTTCAATAACAGTAAATCCTAAAAATATCATAAGAGTGAAAAGAAAATCCAATAGTGTTATAATTAAACGTAAATCAAACATAATAAGGGTTAAGTAATGCCACAAAGATCAATAGAAGAATGCAACGCAGCGCTTGACGCAAGAAACACACTGCTAAATGGTGGGACTGTAGAAATACGAACAGGTGCAGCGGCAGACATAGACAGCGCAGCAACTGGCACTGTGCAAGTAACATTTGCACTGCCCGCCACTGCTTTTGGTGCAGCATCTAATAGAATATCAACAACTAGCGGGGTGACTCCTGTAACAGCAACTAACGCTAATGCTGGATCTCAAGTTCACTATGTAGCAAAAGACTCAGGCGGCAATGTTAGACGTAATGGTACGGCAGGGACAAGCGGAACTGATATGGTGCTCAATACATTAACTTGGTCTACCGGAGATGATGTAACTATTACTGGATGGACCAATTCAGAATTAAAAGGAAGTAACTAATGCCATTAAACAGCAGAGGTCAACGAGTCAAAACTCACAACAAAAAGAAAAAGGCAATGAAGAAAAAGCCTACTAAGAAAAAGTCTAAGTAAATCAACGGCAAGTTAACTATTCTTCACCCTAATTATAAGCGCTTTAACGAGCGTTTTTTATTGTGCTCAGTTTATAGTATAATTAAGCTAAATACGGGATAAATACGGGTTACTATGGCTACTAGTTCAACAACATTCAGCAAAGACACGCAACCTAAGCGTGGAAGGGGCAAGAGTGAGCGCACTAAAATACTTGAGGCAATGGGTAGGATGGAAGATCCCAAGACACAGGATGACTTCTACGACCTATTAGCGACCAAGGCATTCGACCCTAAAGATAACTTTACATTTAAAGAATTATTAAATAGATTATCTCCAATACCTAAATCAGTCGCTCCTTTATATACATTTGAGTTTGACGAGAAAGGAACAACACACTCACAAGCATTGCAAGTATTAAAGGCTATGGCAGACGGTGATATACCATCAGACATTGGCGTTATGTTTATCAACGGAATTCAATCAATGTTAAAAATTCAAGAAGTAACCGACATTGATGAAAGGTTAAAAGCTATTGAGGAACTTGCTAAAAATGGCGAGTAAATTAAACAGGCTAGAAAAGTTAGAAGCTAGTTATCATTTTACTGATGGTAAATTTGAACATACAGTAATAGGGTTTGTTTGCCCAAAGACTAAAGAGCTAGATAGTTGCTATCACTTATCTGATGGTAAGTGGGAGCCAACAGCCAAGGAGCCGACAGCATTTTTCGCTGTAGTATTAAAGCCGATGTTCCTTAAGCCTAAAAGATTTATTATTCTTATCGGCGGGAGGGGTTCAGGTAAGACAGTCGCCAAGGCAGGGCATGGATTAATAGGTATGCACGATATGGGTAGAAACCTAATGTGCATCCGTGAGTTTCAATCGTCAGTAGCAGATAGCGTTCATGCTGTACTAAGCGCTGAGGTTAACAGGTTAGAATTTGATAACTCAGACGTAACAGAGAGAACAATTAAATTTACTCATAATGATTCAATGGCTAGGTTTATGGGGTTGAGTCGTAACCCTGAATCAGTTAAATCAGTATTCGGGTTTTTAGATTGGTGGATAGAAGAAGCACAATTTTTATCAGAAAAATCATTAAGGACATTAACGCCGACAGCACGTAAAAAACCAATGAAGGGATTGCCCGGCAAACAAAAAGAAATAGAAACTAATGAAATCGACATGGACGATGTTCAAATGGTTTTCTGTGCTAACCCCGCATCAAGTGAAGATCCATTCAGTCAAAGGTTTATAGTTCCCTTTCAAGTAGAGCTAGATGCTCATGGTATTTATGAAGATGATATGCACCTAATTATCAAAATGAACTGGGACAGCAACCCTTGGTTCGATGACTCAGGACTAGAGGAAGAAAGAATGTTTGATAAAAAGAATTTACCTACTTCTACTTATGATTGGGTGTGGGAAGGTGGTTATAATGACGAGATTGAAAACGGACTAATTAAGCCGGAATGGTTTGATGCTTGTATTGATGCTCATATTAAATTAGGCATGAAGCCACTAGGCGTTAAAAAAGTTGTACATGATCCATCCGACTTAGGAACTGACCCTAAAGCCACGTTGGTTAGGGTTGCAAATATAATCACTAATGTTATTCAACGTTCAGACTTAGATGTTAATGACGGCTCAGATTGGGCGCTTGGCATGGCGATTAACGAGAATGCCGATCAATATGAATGGGATGTTGGCGGCATGGGAGTAACCCTTAAAAGAGATGTTAACAACGCATTAGACGGTAAAAGGATAACCGTTCATCAATTCAATGGGGCATCGAGTGTTGATCACCCTGATTCTATTTACGAATCATCAGGCGCTAGTAATATAATTCAACAGAAAACATGGAAAGAAGTATGTAAGAATTTACGCGCTCAGTGTTATTTAAAATTGCGCGACAGAGTTTACAGAACATACAAAGCGATCAATGACAACAAAATGACTGATCCAGAATCATTAATATCATTTAGTTCAGACTGTGAAAACTTAAAAACACTTAGGTCTGAGTTATGTAGAATGCCGATAAAACCAAATTCAAGCGGATTATTCGAGCTGTACACAAAAAAGGAAATGCGGGAGAAGTTCAAGGTACGCTCTCCTAACTGTGCTGACGTATTAATGATGTCAGAGCGCATACATGGTATTATTAACGAAACAGCGCGCACTCATAGACCGCAGCCACGAAAATCAATGGGAAGAAAATAAATGAGTCTTACACATAAAGATTTACTGACGATGAACGATAAAGGCTATAATTCTGGCTATGACACCAGGCTAAAGTCCGCTGATGACTCGTTGTTTGCATGGATAACTCAGTGGGATGATACATACTTAGCCGAATCAGATTTGGGCTACCGTGGCGAGTTCAATATACTTCGTAAGGCAATGCGCCAAATCACCACTGATTTAATATCTAACCCTGTACAAGTTGATTTCGATCCCGTTGATGATACCGATGATAGTGCTGCTGATATATTAGATGGCATGTATCGCGCCGATATGAGAAACAATACTAGCTTAGAGGCTAAAAAGAACGCTAACCAAGAGGTTATTGTTTGTGGTGTTGGTGCTTGGGAATTAAGAAACGAATGGAAAAATAATCGTGCTGGTGATGATAAGCAGATAATTAAACGCTATCCATTATATGAAGCAAATAACAATGTATTTTGGGATCCAAATGCCAAGTTAATCGACAAGTCTGATGCCGACTTTGTTTCGTGTTTAGTATCTTATTCAGAAGATGGCCATGAAAAACTATTAAAAGAGTTAGGCAAAGAAGAACATAATTCATCTTCATTTGCTTCGCCTGAAATTAGTTATGTTTTCCCGTGGATAAGCTCAACTAAAAAGATTTATATTACTCGCTTCTTTCATCGTGAAAAGAAAAAGGTTA